TTAACTTACTGATTTTAATAAGCCTCTGGTGTCACTTTGGTGACTATGGGGCATCATTGGGACATAATCTGTCAGCTTCTGATTCAGCATTGCGATCTGTTCTGCATTGCTGTCAGTCATCCATGCTCCGTATACATTGAATACCATCTGGGCACTTGCATGGCCCATCTGGCTGGCAATGAAGCTTGGGTTTGCTCCGGCAGATAATGACCAGCACGCATAAGTGTGTCGTGACTGGTATGCCTTTCGATGCCTGATCCCTGCACGCTTAATGGCTGTTTCCCATGAGTCACCTACAGAATCGACTTTGTAGACAAAACCTACCTGTTCGCTTTTTCTAACCACTTGAGGGTTAAACACGAAAGTACATTCATGGTTCACTGAACGTCCATATTCACGTAGTTGCACCTTGATGTTGTACTGCTTACCCAGTCTTGTCATTTCAGCCTGATTTTTCAGGACACTGATAGCGGGCTGGATAAGGTGCACAACCCTGTTTGTGCTTGCTTCAGTTTTCGGTAGAGTGAACTCACCAAGTTTCGTATAATTGCGCCTGATGGTAATTGTTCCTGCCTTCAGATCGATATCTTCCCAGGCCAGGGAGACCAGTTCACCGTGACGCATTCCTGTGTACACAGCCAATGACCACAGGTTTTTCGTCTGCTGATGTCGGCAAGCATCTATCAGGCGAATAAATTCGTCACGAGTTAGCGGATCTGGCTCTGCCCTGGCTCTTTTAAGAGGCTTAATTCCCTGGAAGGGATTTGCTTCTAAGTAACCGTGATCTGCAGCAAACTGAAACATTCCAGCGATTGTCGTCATGTAATAATTTACAGTAACGACGCTCCGTCCTTTTGCTGCTGCTTTGTTTTTCGTTGAATTCTGATACCCGGTAAGCAAATCTTTCCTGATATACAGCAATTCCTCTTTGGTTACCGATGACACCAGTCTACTGCCTCCAATTTTCGGAACCATCGTTCTTGCAACGGATTCATAGCGATTGAATGCATTTGCAGAGATTTCCATTCGTTTCAGATCCAGCCACTTTTCTTCAAGTTCCTTCACCGTAATTTCTTTTTTACTTACCCCAAAAGCCTGAAGGTTGGGGGAGTCAGGGAACTGTGCAGCATAATCAAAGCTTCCTGTGCGGATGGCAAAACATACTGATGTCCGCAGTTCCCCGGCGATCTTCCTGTTCTTGGCAGTGTCAGGGACACCAAGATTTTCCCTGACACGTTTACCTTTAAAATTAAACCAGATGCGTAATGTGCCGCCGTGGTTTTCGACGCCTGTTGGATATTTGACTTTATCCATCGATACCTCCAGACGCCCAAGAGCGATACGAGCTTACATATTTCATGATATTAAATCACCTGGGTTGTTTGTTTTTCATTGAGGCGACCCAGGCATCTATTGCTTTTCTGTTATACATACATTCACTGGAAGGCTTTGGATTACCGTCTGGTGATACGTGAATATACTCTCTTCCAACCATCCAGCATTCTTTCCGGGCCCGAAGAATTGTGCCTGGTTTGAGCCCGGTAATTGCGATAAGAACGCTTTCACAAACCCATTCATTGGGAGCCAGTTGAATCACATTGCCCATGTATTACCTCACACAACACTCAGCCCACGGCAGTGGCAACACACTTCAAACATTCGCTTCACAACTTCACGACAGTAGAAGCCGTCAACATCTCGCGTCAGGTCATAGCGATTGCCGTAACGCTGGTGGACCCATCGTTCAAATGCTTTATTCATTCTTTACTTCCTTTTTATGGCTCGTAATTTTTTTAGGTGCTTTTCCTGCTCAGTGTCCGCGAGAATTTTGCGGTACTCCTGGTGGTCAATATGTTCGAACAGGCAGTTTAACTCACCAATGCGTACCCGCCCTGATCGTCCGTCCATCCGTCGAAAGAACACTGAGTGCTCAGTGATGCGAGTAATCACCACGGGGTATCCGGCTCTGTCCGTGTATATCTGACCGCGTTGAATCAAAGCGAACATGTGGTTATCCCCATCGACAAATCGAGAACACAACAAACGCTGCTGCGAAGACCACCCCCAGAGTTACGATTGCATCAGGCCAGCTCATTGATTCACCTCCTGCCTGTCGTCCGGCATTCGCTCACTACAGCTTATCCAACCATCCGGAGTTACCGGAGAGCTGGTTGACGCTTCCGGGATTTTCCGAAAATTATTGGTTGACGAATCTTTATTTTCCCGAAAGTTTCCGGACTGAAGCATGGCTTCGCGGCAATCGTTCCAGCCTGTAGCGTATGCAGCCGCTTTGCTGCTGCCTTCAACTGGCGCATCCTGCCAATACATTTCTTCCGGCACTATCGGCGCTGGAGGGGCGGCAAATAGATATCCGCCAAAGTCAGGAAGCTCTCTAATGGCCTGTACGAATTTTTGTTTGCCTACGTCAACTCCTAATGGGTAATGAGCTATAATCTTTGCCACCGGCTCTGCTGCCAGTGATGCCAGCGCAATCCGTGCCAGCTCTTCCGCTTCTTCTGCTGGAAGCACAACGTTGCTACCCGGTCCGTATGTTTCGCGCCACTGCTTGATTGTCAGCAGTCGCTCTTTGGTTATAGTGGTCATGTGTTACTCCTTAACCCGCAGTGCTTTCAACTGATGAGGGGAACAAAATCTTTTCATCAAACCCTGCATTCATATCATGGACAGCAACACACCAATCCATCGACGAACGATTATCAAGAGCCTCCATGATTTCATCCATGCGGCGTAGGTCATACAGGTAAATGGTTTTATCGCCAATGGTGTAAAAACCAATTTTTTTTGGTGATGGACAGCGATCAAGAACGTCCTGTAATTCATTCAACCATGCCCGTTCTTTTTTTGTTAAAGTGGCCATATCACTCTCCTTTGATACGAATGTCAGCGACGCGTAATGCGTGTTCTAGGTCAATCAGGTAAAGCCAACTGCCATTTTCTTTAGGTATCATGACTTGTCGCTCATCTGCATTTATCGGGTGTCCATATCGAAGGTCGTAGCGAGTCGGTAATTGAACTTCCCGCGCTTCCAGTTCAGCAATACGCTTGCACCCATCAGAGATAACTCCCTCGTAATACTCGCGCTGCTCGTTGAGTTTTGATTTTGCTGCTTCAAGCTCAACGCGCAGCTTCCCAACCGTAAGCGCAATATCCTCGTTCTCCTGGTCGCGGCGTTTGATGTATTGCTGGTTTCTTTCCCGTTCATCCAGTAGTGCCAGCACGGTTTCTGGTCCGGTCAGAAATTTGAAGGCATTGAGCGCATCAATATCCACACCGTAATCTTTAAGTTCCTGTTCACTTAACAAATCATCATCAGCTGGCAACATTAACAGGCGTTCCATTGCTGGAATTGCACGTTCCGCCACCTCACGCAGTGACTGGTAATTAATTTCGCTCACTGGTTGCCTCCTTTGCGAAGCTGGGCAGCAAAGTCAACTAACCACTCAGTCATTTCAACCTTCCCTACCAGGTCTGAACCAGGGTGCATACAGCAATCACTCTGCGCCGCTTTGAAATCCTTATACTCATATTCTTGGGCCACCAGATTTTTTGCAGCTTCTATAGCAGCATCCACCCCCTGCGCCCGGACTTCAGCCAGGAAAGCATCAGTGGTTGGCGTTTCAGGTATCTGTCTCCTCATCCGTTCTATTGCATGATTGAACCCGAAGTCTTCCGCGAGAGATACGTCATCCATATTGTCATTGTCATCCTCAATATCCCGTGATTCTGGAATTGCAGACTTTATTCCCGCATTCTCCGCTGTCAGCGCCGCGCACTTGGCCTCAAGAGCGGCAACCACTTCCTGATGGTCTTTGTACTTAACGTATGAGCCGGAGATGTCATCACCTTCGGTGTTTAGCCATGCGTCATTGCAATTCACTGCGTAGGTTCTGATGCTCATGTTGATGCTCTCCCGCCCCTGACAGACGCCAGGCCAGTCAATAAAGTATCCGCAATGCCTACCCTCAGACGTGCGCGCAGGATAAATGCCGTTATGACCCGGCAAAATATATGCTACCCATTCATCTTGCGTTGCCTGTTCCGCCGCCTCGCGCAGTGCCTGATAGTCAATCTTGCTCACTGGCAGCCTCCTTTGCCGGGATTTCTAACTTTTGAGTGGTTGTATCAAATTCAAACAACTTAACCACGTCATCAAACAGGACATAATCACCATCAGGATCTTCAGTCATATCTGCGCCACAATCCTGACCGCACGAGTCGCAACCATCCATATCAAGCTCGTATCGCTTCAGGTTTGCGATATTTGATAAATTCAGCGCCAGTACAGCCAGGTCATAAACCTCTTCGGCAGTGACATCGCTGTTCAGTCCCATTTCATGGCGATATATGATTTTTTCTACTCGTTGTTTTGTGATCGTCATTTTTCTCTTCACTCCGATATACAAGGATTACTACACCCCCTCTGCTGATTGCGCGAGCTGGATCCCCTGGTTCCATGCCGTCAATTCCGAAGGCTTCGGAAAACGCATTCATTGCCTTCTGGCGTTCATCCTGCTTACGGCGTTTATTCCATTTTTTCAGGAACAACAGCGACAGCCACCGTCCGCTGCAGAACACGATGTAAAAATAACCAAGGAGCGCCAGGCCGACATTCAGGGCCGTTTCTATGGTTAGTTGTGAGTCAGTTGCCATTTCTTACCTGTTTAAGTAACTGGTTGAACATAACACTTAGGGGATTGCTGTATCCAAACGGCAGATTGTTTACGCAGTACAGAATCGTTTTGTTTTTTTCTCCAGTTCGTACTATTAACCCATTCCACAATAACCGTGATAATTCATTACTGATAGAAGTTGCGCTTCTTCCAAGTGCGAGGGATATATCTTCTCTACTGCAATCTGGATTTTCCTGGATATACTCGATAACGGTCATGTGGTCCCTTTTACTTAATATCTGTTTCGGATTGCATGCCATGAGTATTCATTTCGTTAATAATTTCATCCAGAAGGATTTCAAGCCCTTCTCGACCCATATCTGAAAGAATGAAACCTTTATCAGGGGAAGTAGTGAGCATTTTCTGATAAAGAAACAGCGCTCTTCCCATTCCTTCAGCTTCGCCGTATTTTTGAATTAAATTCCATTCAATATACTGTTGTAAGGCAAATCGAATGGGGCCGGGATATATCGTCATAAACCCATACATCCCGTTATATACCACGGCGTGTTCAATTGTTCCGTGTTCATTCAGGATATCAATTGTGCCGTTCTTGTCTTCTTCTTCGTTGATGAATGTCGTCACATACAACCATCGCCACTGAGCAACCTTCATCTCAACCGGAAGTTTACCCAGTAATCCTGCTTCGTCGGCTTGCGCCAGACACTGAAGGATACGTAAACCTCGCACATTAGGAGTATCGAATTCTCCGGCATCCAGACGACGTATGGCGTCGTGATAATCAATCGTCATACTGCCAGTTCGTATACCATTGGCTGTTGCTTCAGCCTGGAATTCATCGTATTGCATGATATTTATTCCTCATCTTCATCTGCTGGTGCAATAACGTCATATCCTGCCCTTTCTGCAATAAACAGGAATGTTGAAAGAGTTCCTACAAGTTCATCGTCATGAACATGGCGAATGAATATTACTTTCCCGTTTTTGATGGTCAGCAATATTCTGGTTTGTTCGTGTTCTGCTGTTTTCTGATGCATTATTATCTCCCGTATGCTTTACGCAGAAATAAGCAGGCAATATGCATGTAATTTTCACCGTATTGTGCAATAAGGCAGGCGGTCTTGTGTGATGCCATATTCTTTATAAAAGTCACAATAAAGCCTCCTGTGGTTTAAGGTTGTAACAATCCCCGGCGATAAAACCGCAATAAACGTTCAGGGCATATTTGTTGTTATTGCGCTAATTCTTTTTCGGCAGCAGCTTTTGTATACTCACATGCAAAACTCAGAATTTCGCTGCCGAGTGTTTTCGTTTCGTGATTACTGGACATATGTAATACCTGTGTTGCATGCAATAAATGATAAACATTTACCGCAAATGAATCAGGCTCCAGGCAAATGCCTTCGTAATTATCTTGCTGTGAGGTTGTTTCTGTCATTGCTCCTGAAGTGCATACGAGCCTGTTTTTGACAATTCTCTTTTCTCTAATCACTATATCGGCAACATCTATTGCCTTTACAACCTCCGGGAGAAGTTCCGGGTTTGTATAATCAAAGTCATCAACATGGAGAACAGTTATGTTTTCGAACTTTTTCATGGTTTCCTCAGCTGACTTATATGTTCTGCTATATAGCGAGTCTCAGAAGTGTTTTCATATTGAGACTGTTTCCGCAATGATTGATAAAAATGTTCGCATGTACCTTGAGGGGCGAAGCGGCGATTATGTCACCATTGGTATTGGTTCTTCCGTAGAAGAGCTTCGCGAGATAAGGGGCAAACTTGTTGAGATGCGTCATGGTGTTGCTGCTCCTCACTTTTTGGTTGCTCCGGAGGAGTAACCTCACCAGTTAACAGCCACATCGGATCGCAGCCAAGAATATTTGCCAGTGGGATAAGCATACTGATAGTTGGTTCATACTCTCCGCTCTCCCACTGGATGATAATTTCTTCATCGAGATCGAGCAGCCTGGCGAGTTCGGCGGTTGTTAAGCCGCAGGCTTCGCGTTGGGTGCAAAGACGGTTGTTGATTGCAGAATTTTTGTTCTGTAAAAGCATTGCTGACGATAGCTTTCTGGATATGCTATTTGTCATATCCCATGCCAGTCCTGCGCATGACTCTATATCGCTAGAGAGCGTAGCATCAGGTGTTGCTTTTGCTATTAGTGTAATGAGGCTGCCGAGGTTTTTCAGTTCTTCGAGACAGTCAAGAGTTGTAGCTTTATTGATCATGAGATGATACCTCAGTTACGAACTTTGTTTTATGGTAACTAAGGTATCAAGGTGTGGCAAGTGATTTTTGATACTTTGGTTTCTTTTTGTGTTTTGTGTCTGGTCAGAAAATATCCCACCTGGCATCAACCACAACACCTACTATTTCGCAATCATTGTCCATTTCTATGATTGGATATTGTGGATTAAGGGGCTTTAGAAACGCCTTTCCCATGTCAGAAATATATTTTTTGAATGTTGCTTCATTGGTAGATTTTTTTCTGGCGATGACGTAACACCCTGAAAAAACTTCTTTATCTGGGTTGACAAGGATCGACATTCCTTCAGGAAATGTTATTCCTACGGGCGAAGTCATTGAGTCTCCGTGCACTTCCAGCCAGAACCCCCTCTCACCAGCGTATTTTACAGAATGCCTCCAATTATCCTGATCATACATGTTGTAGTCATCACCAGAAGTTGCGAATAATCCTGCCTGAACCCAGTTAATTACAGGGTAAGAGTGTGCTGTGTCTCTCTGTGGGCAGCTCTTAACATTATTTTCCCAATGCTTATCTTTTTCATCTCCGTTCTGAAGCCACTGCGGTGAACACCGCAGTGCAGCTGCAACTTTAAAAAGGGTGTCACCGTTGAAACTTTTTGTAAGGCCTTGCTCGGCTTTACTTATTGCAACTCTGGTGACCCCAGCTTTTTTAGCCAACGCATCTTGTGTTAACCCAGCTTTTTGCCGTGCGTTGATGAGACGTTCACCTAAAGACTTCATTTTTCTTCTCCTCTCATGGCTGTTGATACTAAAGTAACAGAATTTCTTGATACTTTGGGTTCCTGTGGTTAACATCGTTGGATAACAAAGTATCTGGCGTGAGACTAAAGAATGACCCTTTATGAAATATTAAAAATTCAATTTAAAACCAATGCCGCTATTGGTCGCAGGTTCCCAAAGAAAGGAAGGCCTCGTGGCAGTCAAGGTGTTGGAAAGTGGAAAACGCGAGGTGTTCCGGAGGATGTTGCCATTCTTTGTCATCTGGATCCGAGCATTCCATATACACACCCAAGTCTAGCGAATACAGAAGATGACAAGCCCACAGGAGACCAACAATGAACACCGCAATTTTTAACGGCAAAGCATCCATGACCAGCGTTGAGATCGCAGAGTTGGTGGGAAGCCGACCAGATAGTGTTAAGAGAACTATTGAAACACTGGCTAAAAAGGGAATCATCCAATTTCCACAGACTGTGGAAATTGAGAATAAACAATCACTTGGGCCTCGCCGATTTTCTAGCGCGTATGTATTCGAAGGTGAACGAGGTAAGCGCGACAGCATCATTGTCGTCGCACAGCTCTGTCCTGAATTCACAGCTTGCCTGGTAGATCGCTGGCGCGAACTGGAAGAACAGATCCGTAAGCCAATGAGCGAAATCGAAATGGTTGCCGCGATGGCTCTTGAAGCCGTTCGCCAACAGAAACGGATCACTCAGGTGGAAGAAAAAGTCAGCCACGTTGCTGAAACAGTCGAGCAAATTAAAAAGGGCACTATTCGTGAGGGCTATGCCGGATATCGCCAACTGAAAGCAAAAACCGGTTTGTCAGATGATAAATGCCGCAATCTGGTGAACGCCTATCAAATTCCTACAGACACACATGAGTTCATGACGCCGGACGGATTGTTGTCACGTCGCGCAATTGTTGCTGTGGAACCGTTTATGGCTGCTTTTTATCGGGTTATGGAGGAAGCAGAACCGCGAGGGACTCGCTGGTATCACCCGAAAATGGGGTTATTTCAGGTTATTGGTTGGCAGCGATGAAAAAAAGCCGGGAGTAACCCGGCTCACTCAACATCAATAACGGGGAGCTGTTTCGCATAAAACGGCTCCGAAACATCCAAGAACAGTTCTAAAGATATCAGCAGCTATATGATCATTTCAAGACCAAATATTGATTCTGCAATTCCGGGACGTTACACTGCTCAGGCACCTTATAAAGCGGGTGCCGGGCGTGGAAACCCGAAATTCAATATAGAGCACAACCGCGCTCATGCGGTTTTTTCGTGTCATGAGCATCGTTACGCCCAAATTATGGTGGGGCGTGCAGGGCCAACTTCGGTTGGGCCGGGTTCTATGTTGACCGGTATTTCCACCCCTGTACGTCTCACCACCTATATGGTCGTGGAAAGCCTTGGTGGTGAGTTCATTGAATTCAACATAGGGGCTGTCACCATGACTACTCTCCCAACCCAATCTCACCCTGAAATCACGATTATCAATGGTCGCGTTGTCACCACATCTCTTGCAGTAGCTAATTACTTTACTAAACGGCATGAGCGGGTTTTAGATAGAATTAGAAACCTCGAATGTTCCGCTGAATTTACTGAACACAATTTTGTGTTAAGTGAATACACCGACGCATCAGGCCGCAAACTACCTTGCTATCAAATCACCCGCGATGGCTTCGCGTTCCTTGCCATGGGCTTCACTGGTAAACGTGCTGCCCGGTTCAAAGAGGCATACATCAACGCCTTTAACCTGATGGAGAAGAGTTTATCAGGTGCCGATGCGTCTGATATGTCAGCTGTCGCACGAAACGCCAGAGGCGTATACCTGCATTTGCGTGAAATCCATCAAATCTGGACAAGCCAGCTTTATCCAATGCTTAAGGCCGTTGAATCTCCGCTGGCTAGCAAACTGTACGACCGTGTTGGTGATGCTGTTTTTGGCGCTGCACTTGTTGATTCCAGGCTGAATGGTTCTGACAAGGAGGTTCGCCCATGATTAGTTACGAAATCATCATCTCCACTACGGAATACAGAAACGATGTATCAGTTCGCACGGATGTATCTGTCTGGCACCGTCGCTATAAATCCAGAAAAACAGCGGAACTGAAAGCGGCAGAGATGTGTGAAACCATCTCAATGAAAGGTAGCCCGGTTAAATACGTAACTACGGTGGAGGTGCGTCCATGATCCGCCACATCGTTAATTCCCTGTATCACCGATACAACCGTTGCCCCCGTGTGGGGCAGTGGTTCGCCACCAGCAACGGTCACGTTCTGCGGGTTTGCCTAGTCAACGCTGAAAGCCAGAAAGTCGTGTGCGAACTACAGGGGCGTAGCTACACCATCAGTTACCCTCTGGCGGTATTTCTGTCTGGAAAAATGTTTAAGCGTCTGGGAGGTGTGGCGTGAACTGTTTTCAGTTTGTGTGCGGATGTGCTTTCGATAACCCGATTCAGCGCCTGATTATGTTGCGTGTTTTGATGTCGGGTTCTTCAGACGGTGAAGGCGAGAGAGTTATTGATCATCAGGTGCTTGCTGATTTCTGCTGTTGTTCTAAGCAAGCGATATTCAGGGAAACCCTGGCACTGGAAAGAGCTGGTTATCTTCATATCCGAAAAATTGCAACGCTTACTATTGATGCAAAAGCCAGACTACAACCTGCGCGTGGCTACACAATTCTCATGCCGCGGAAGGAGGTTGTATGAGCCGTTACGCCCCCACACCGGAAGTTATGGCTATTGGTCAAATTAATATTTCCGGCAATGTTACACCTGCGAACTGGTGGAAATATATTCGACTACCCAGTGGGCGTCCGGATGCGACGGCTATCGCTCTGCTTTCAGAGATCGTTTACTGGTACCGCCCGACAGAGGTCAGGGATGAGCACACCGGAGCGTTGCTGGGATATCGCAAGCGTTTTCAGGGCGACAAACTGCAAAGAAGCTACCAGGCGTTTGCTGAGCAGTTTGGTTTCGGGAAAAGGGAAACCGCAGATGCGCTGAAGCGTCTGCGCGATGCAGGGTTTATTACTCTGGATTTACGCACGGTGGAAATGCTCGATGGGGTGAAATGCAGCAATATTTTGTTTGTCGGGATCAACCCACAGGCAATTGCGGCCATCACCACACCTTCTTCTGTTTCGCCAGAAAGTAACAGCAATAATGCAATCAGCGATACAGCTATTACGTTAAAACGGAACACCCCCCGACGTCATAACGGAACAGGGGATACGCCGAATGTTGATACAAATACAGAGATTACTACAGAGATTACAACGGAGACTAAAAACACTATTGATGCATCCGCTGACGCGTCTGCGCCAGCGCGTTCTGCCCGACAGGAATATTCACCGGAATTTGAACAGGCCTGGCAGGAATATCCCAAACGTGCTGGTGGCAATTCCAAGTCAGCAGCCTTCAAAGCCTGGAAAGCCCGTATCAGGGAGGGAATAAAACCGGAGACCATGCTTGATGGCGTGAAGCGGTATGCCGCCTGGGTACGTGCTACAGGAAATACCGGCACACAGTTCGTGAAGCAGGCTGCGACGTTCTTTGGACCCGATCGTCACTTCGAAGATTACTGGCAACAGCCAGCCGCTCACGGAGGTGGGCGACAGCGACAGGTCGATGTCCTGGCTGGCCTGGGAGCCATGTCTGACAAATTCGGTAAATCCAGTAACAAATTGACATTCTGAGGTGACAGCGATGATGACGATTGACCAACGTGAGAAACAAACAAGACTACAGGCGCGAATGGATGAGTTACGGGCAGAAATGGATGAGTTACGGGCAGAGATTGCATTTGCTCAGAAGGGCGAAAAGCCATGGCCTTATCGTTCCTGCCTGATGCGTGAAGGTCGCGGATATTGCGAAAAACACGGTAAATATCGTACGCATATACTGGTGTGGATCGATCGTAATGGCGAGGACAGAGAAAAAATTTCATGCTGCCCTGACTGCTTGATCGCTGAGGCCAGTGATTTGACCATGGAACTGTCGTCCCTCAAGGCGGAAGAACTGACTGATAACGCCGGAATTGCTCTGCGTTTTCGGGACTGCGAGTTTGATAATTATCTGGAGGTTAATCCTGACGCAGCCAGAAATCTTGCGGCCTGTCGCCGCTATGCGGAGAACTGGCCAGATATGCTGGAGAACGGTACCAGTCTTGTTATGACCGGCAGTTGCGGTACCGGGAAAAATCATCTGGCGGTATCAATGGCAAAACACATCATCCGTAACTATCTGGCCAGTGTGGAGATCACCGACGTGATGCGCCTTACCCGGGCTGTGAAAAACTGCTGGCGGAATGACAGTGAAAAAACAGCGGATGACGTCATTGAGCATTATGCGTCACTGGATTTGCTGATTGTCGACGAAGTCGGCGTTCAGTTTGGCAGTGCGGCTGAAATGGCCATTTTGCAGGAAATTATCAATGCCCGGTATGAGGGTATTTTGCCAACTATCCTGATCAGCAACCTTTCACCGGAAGAATTGTGGGCGTTCATCAGTCCCCGGATTGCCGACAGGATCACCGATGGCGGGCGCAACTGGTTGTCGTTTAACTGGCCCAGCTACCGTTCTCGTATCGGAGGTGTTGCCGCATGACCAGCCAGAACACCCCGGCATGGCGTAACGATGACCTGGAAGGCGCTGTCATCGGTGCGTTTTTTCTGCGTGGGGCCGATCCGGAAGTGATGGATATTCTGGCCACACTTCCGGCGGATGTATTTTTTGTGCGTCAGTACCGGGATATTTACGCGGGGATTTGCAGACAGGCTCGCATATCCGGCGTCATTGACCCCGTACTGCTGTGCAATGAGATGCCGGAACTTGCCCCGGTGATTACCGACACCGGACGCAAAACCTGGGTGAAGTCTTCACTGGAGCACTATGTCGCAGCGTTGCGGCGCAATGCCGCACTGCGCGATGCAGAAAAAACACTGACTGAAGCATTACAGAATTTACGTGATGCGTATACCTGTGAAGCAGCCGAGGATGCCCTGAAGGATGTGCAGAACATGATGGCCTCACTGTCGACCGGAAAGGGCGTCATTCAGCCGGTTCACATTGATGATGTCCTTCCGGAAGTGGTCGACCGTGTTGAATGCCGCAATCAGGGACTGGAGAAATCCAGGGCGCTGATGACCGGTATTGATGAACTGGACGCAAAAACGGGCGGTATGGAGCCCGGTGACCTGGTATTCATTGCCGCCCGTCCTTCGATGGGGAAAACCGAACTTGCGCTGGACATCATCGACAAGGTGACTGAGCAGGGGCATGGCGTGCTTCTGTTCACCATGGAGATGGCGAACATCCAGATTGGTGAACGTATGGTGTCTGCTGCCGGTGGAATGCCGGTATCCCGTCTTAAGTCTGTTGCCCGTTTTGAAGATGAAGACTGGGCGCGTTTCTCGCAGGGCGTGGGACGAATGACGGGGCGTAATATCTGGATGGTGGATCAGGCAAACCTGACCATTGATGAGATATGTGCAACCACGAAGCACCACCGGATGAAACACCCGGAAACGGCGCTGGTGGTGGTCGATTACCTCGGTCTGATTAAAACCCGCAGCACGGGGCGTCACGACCTTGCTGTGGGGGAAATCTCAAAGGGACTTAAAAGCCTGGCAAAATCCGGCGGTTTCCCGCTGATTGCTCTGAGCCAGCTCTCCCGAGGCGTGGAATCCAGACCCAATAAACGTCCCATGAACTCAGACCTGAAAAACTCCGGGGAAATAGAGGCTGATGCCGACATCATTCTGATGCTTTACAGGGATGAGGTGTATAACCCGGATACACAGGCCAGAGGCATAGCAGAAATCAACATCACGAAACAGCGTAATGGCACACTCGGGACCATTTACCGGCGTTTTCATAACGGACATTTTCTGCCTGTGGACCAGGAGAGTGCCCGGGTTCTTTCCACACCCATGACGCCGGGCAATCCGCGCAGATACAGCAATAACCGCATGTCGGGCAGTAAAACGGAGCGTTTATTTTGAACAACAGAACAATCACTGTTTCACCGGAACAACTTCGTCGGCAGGCGCAGGAGATGCTTCGTTGTGCTGAACAGATGGAAAAAACGAGCGTGAAAAAAGATACGCTCCGCAAGCAGCTTACTCCGGCGCTTCGTGATCTGCTGCAGGCAAAACACCGCACACAAAAGGCGGTGGATGAGCTGGTGGATTGCGTGGCGGAACTGGAAGGACAGGTAAGCCAGTTTGAAACGCTGGTGAAGGAGTTTACTGCGTGATGGCTGAATTTTTTTCTCCTGCGTTCATGCAATACCGTTCGCTGAGGTGACCGTGAGAGCACTGCTGACCCCTGAAATTGCCCCGCGTATGGGGATCGTCTTGTTCAGACCCGGTTCAGAGCTGATGCCCCTGTTTATGCAGGGGCGTGTCCTGCTGGAGCCTGAGCCGGAACGTTATTCATCTTTTGCCAGTGGTGCCGTTCCGGCAGCATCACAACCGCTGGCGGATGATCCTGCCGTTCGGGCCGTGTTCCGCCATGAGGCGGTGATCCGTCGTGCTGGTGGCGTGGAATGCCTTGAGAGCTGGTTACTTCGTGAAAAAGGCTGCCAGTGGCCTCATTCCGGATGGCACAGCGAGAACATGACCACAATGCGACACGCGCCGGGCGCAATCCGTCTGTGCTGGCACTGCGATAACCTGCTTCGCGATCAGTTCACGGAACGTCTGGAATCAATGGCAACGGATAACTGTGCCCGCTGGGTGTTGTCCGTAGTCCGTCGTGATCTCGGTTTTGATGACAGCCACGTTGTGACAATGCCGGAACTGTGCTGGTGGCTGGTTCGTAATGACCTGGCGGATGCCTTACCGGAAAGTGCAGCCCGTAAGGCACTGAGATTACCGAAGCCTGTTGTGCCGTCTGTCACCCGGGAAAGTGACCTTGTGCCTTCGGTTCCTGCCACCAGCATCATCCGGGATAAGGCGAAAAAGGTGCTGGCGCTGAAAGTGGATCCGGAGTCGCCGGAGTCTTTTATGTTACGCCCCAAACGTCGTCGCTGGGTTAATGAAAAGTACACGCGCTGGGTTAAGACGCAGCCGTGTGCATGTTGTGGTAAGCCAGCCGACGATCCTCATCACCTGATTGGTCATGGTTAGGGTGGAATGGGTACAAAAGCGCATGACCTTTTTGTGTTGCCTTTGTGCAGAAAACACCATGACGGACTGCATGCGGATACCGTGGCATTTGAAGAGAAGTATGGTTCCCAACTGGAGCTGATATTTCGTTTTATCGATCGCGCGCTGGCGATTGGTGTGCTGTCCTGATTTTGTGGAGAAAGTTGATGCGTGATATTCAGATGGTTCTCGAACGCTGGGGAGCATGGGCGGCAAATAATCATGAGGATGTGACCTGGTCGTCCATTGCTGCCGGTTTTAAGGGATTAATTCCTTCAAAAGTAAAATCTCGCCCGCAATGTTGTGACGATGACGCGATGATCATTTGCGGGTGCATGGCCCGTCTGAAAAAGAACAACAGCGATTTACACGATTTATTAGTAGATTATTATGTATGTGGTATGACATTCATGTCACTGGCAAGTAAGCATTGCTGCTCGGATGGTTATATCGGGAAAAGGTTACAGAAGGCTGAGGGCATAATTGAAGGGATGTTAATGGCATTAGATATCCGGTTAGATATGGATATCGTTGCTAATAATTCTAATTGATATGCAATTGTTTACTAAAAGTTATTAAAAATGGGGCGTGGAAACGCCCCCAAATAAAGGGTAATATATAACAGAAGGTTTATATAGTAAGAAGCAAGGTAGTGCTTCTAAAGGAAGTGGCTTGAGGGCTCCACTTATATGTTGCGGAGGCAAAGCCTCCCGCAACATATCTTTTTCGTAAGTCAGATTAGAACTGATAAACCAGACCTACAGCGACGATGTCGTCGGTATCAATACCAGCTGTTTTGGTAAACTTACTATCGTCAATTAAGTTGATTTTGTAATCAACAAAAGTGGACATGTTTTTATTAAAGTAGTAAGTAGCACCGACATCGACATACTTGACTAAGTCTCGGTCACCATGAACACCAAGGTCTTTACCTTTTGACTGAAGGTAAGCAACAGATGGGCGCAGACCGAAGTCAAACTGATATTGTGCTACTGCTTCAAAGTTTTGTGCTTTGTTTGCAATATGGTTATTACCAAAAACGGTCATATTCTGAGTTTCAGAATATGTGGTAGCCAGATAGATATTGTTCGCATCATATTTCAGGCCTGCAGCCCATACTTCCGCATTTTTGCCGGAGGCATTGAATTTGCTCTTACCATAGGCGACCTGACCGTCAGTGCGATCTGATTTAGCATAGGTTGCACCCACGCCGAATCCTTCATACTCATAAGTAGTGGAGAAACCGAAACCATCACCATTGGCTTCAGCTACGTCAGTGCGGTCATTTTTACCCTGATACTGAGCAGCAAAGTTCAGGCCATCGACCAGACCAAAGAAGTCGTTGTTACGATAAGTTGCAACACCAGTTGCACGTTGAGTCATGAACACGTCGGTTTGAGTCCAAGTGTCACCACCGAATTCTGGCAGGACGTCAGTCCACGCACCGATGTCGTATGCTACACCGAAGTTACGGCCGTAATCGATTGAGCCGTAATCACCAAATTTCAGGCCTGCAAATGCAAGACGGGTTTTGTCTTTGGAAGAACCTTGAGATTCAGCACGGTTGCCTTTGAAGTCATATTCCCACTGACCGAACCCAGTCAGTTGATCGTTGATTTGGGTTTCACCTTTGAAGCCAAGACGGGCATAAGTAGTATCACCATCATCTGCATCATTAGAGGAGAAGTAGTGCTTGGCATTAACTTTCCCGTATAGATCCAGCTTGTTACTGTCTTTATTATAAATTTCAGCTGCCTGAGCAGACATCGCCATCAGTACTGATGCAGCTACAGCAGAAATTGCCACTGTTAATTTTTTCATTGTACGCCCTTTTTTTGAACTATTATAAAAAAATGATGTCACTGCGCGATAAATATTCATCTAATCAATGTGATTATTTCAAGATGTAAGTTTTAGTTTCTCATTTAATTTGTGAAGTAGATCTCTATTTTTATCTGAACCTTTTCTATCTAATCCTATTCATGGCTCTTGTTTGAACAAAAATAAATCTATTAGCTAATTTATATTAATGGCACTTATTTATAAGTAGTCTATAATTCTTTAGCTTAATTTAAACAAACTAAAAATAACATCCGAAATTATTTATTGGTTATTTGTTGAAGTTTTCTTATGTATTTGTGGTGGTGTTTTGAACACTCGGTGGCATTCTCACAAATATCATTTAGTAGTTTACGTACGTAAAAAATTGGTTATGCTGTTAAGAGTAGTTACTTCGTCACACAGCTTAAACCCGCCGATGAGCGGTTTTTTTTGTGCCTGAACGTTAAATGCGCTGGTGGTTGTGAATGCCGACTGCGGCGGTATTTTGGCGTGACGGCGCAGGTGCCGTATACCGATGTCTGGACGCATAAACCGGTGCAGTTCTATCCCGGGAAACATCCGTGCGAAAAACCGGCAGAAATGCTGCAGCAGATAATCAGCGCTAGCAGTCGTCCGGGTGACCTGATTGCAGATTTTTTCATGGGGTCGGGTTCGACAGTGAAAGCGGCACTGGCGCTCGGGCGTCGTGCAATTGGCGTTGAGCTGGAGACTGAACGTTTTGAGCAGACGGTTCGGGAAGTACAGGATTTAGTCAGCCAGAACGGATGATATTGAAGAATTAATTACGCGTCGTTATTATGCGGCTCCCGGCCCTTTAGCTCAGTGGTGAGAGCGAGCGACTCATAATCGCCAGGTCGCTGGTTCAAATCCAGCAAGGGCCACCATCACAAACCGCCATTAGCTTATCAGGAAGAGCAGACGACGCGATAACAGGGTTGTTGGTGCGGGGGCGGGTCCCCGATGGCGGTCCATTATCGGTATTCAGCGTTGTTAGCTCAGCCGGACAGAGCAATTGCCTTCTAAGCAATCGGTCACTGGTTCGAATCCAGTACAGCGCGCTATATTCATTCTTCCAGATTCCTTCCGGCAGAGCCTTATACTGAAATATACCTGGCTCAGGATATTGTTGAAAATATTATATGTTTGTCAAAAATAAAAGTTCTGTTAAGTATTGATTGAGTGTTTGTTATACGGTCTAATGGTTTTTTCAGCATTAAATATTTATCATTCATATGGTGTGGGTAGAGTGAATATTGATGAGGCGTCGGGGTGTTTCATCCTTAGGCAGCGTATTGATATAGTCAATGCAGCACGAGCAAAGGCCTTCAGCCGTTTGACAGTTTTGTTCTGTACTCCTGATCGTCTTTCGGGAAGAGACGTTATTATTCTGAATAGTGATGCTATTCAGAGGGTTTGCGATGAGTTCATGGTTGCTAATTCAGAATTATTTGCTCTTGTTCAGGAGTACAACAGAATAGCCAGGACCTGTGGTATGGATGAACTTCGGATTACTCATCTGGGGTAGATACATATCTGGATTATCACTTGTTACGGTAAAAAGTGATTGCTTACTGTTTTTGTGAGTGGCATTGCAGCAGCCGGATAATGTCAGTGCTGGCTGACGGTGTGCTGGTGGCGGGTGTGGTGGTTGTTGCTTTCCCGTTGCTGAAAAAGAAAACGCCAGACTGTTAGCCGGGTATCAGTTAGCGGGAGAAATTTTTAAATACTTCACAATTCAGGCGGTTGACTGTTGTCTGGTTTGCGGGGAGTTTGTTAAAAGAAACTGGCATGGTGAATCCCCCTGTGCGGAGGGGCAATCAGCGAGTAGGTATATGGGATAATCGCGGATTCAGGTGCTGGTACTGAATTCACCGGGAGGCACCCGGCACCATGCAATGGCACATAGCGCCACTCTCCAGCCCCTCTCCGGAGGGGCTGTTTATATTGATTTTGTCAGATGTGAGTAAACTCCTTATGGACTTTGTTGTTTTAGTCCATAAGGACATATTTGCAGAGTGCAACGGTTATTAAAGCATTCATTCAATACGTTATCTGTATTTGTAGGACATTCCTGGCTGTTTTTGATTAAATTCCAGAATGTTTTATTGAATGGTGCTACGTTGTAAATGGTTACAGGTAGCACTTTGTTATTGAGCATGATACCTGTGTGAGTCAGTGTAAATATACTTTCAGGAGGTAAGAAAGCATCCGATTGATACCAGATTATTAATTTTATTTTACTCCATATGACTGAAAAAGATATTCCGCATGATGGCTGGATAACTGTATCAATCACAATCCACTTCATTTAGTTTCCTTGTTTATGTCTTGCTGGTGATGTTCTGAAAAGTATAAATGATATTTTTGAATGTAAACCATAGAGCAGAATTATTTTTCTGATGTTGTTTATTGTTTATTTAAATGCAGGGTGGTTTATATCTCGTCTTGTAGTTTATCCATGCATATCTGCTTGATGATGAGGTTTTTATTTAAGGTATGGTTTTGTGTTTTTTCTGTATTACATGTCAGGTATTTTAAAGAATTATTTTTCAGATGGTGGAAAGAACCATGGCATTTAAACACTATGATGTTGTCAGGGCGGCATCGCCGTCAGACCTTGCGAAACGACTGACACAAAAACTGAAGGAGGGGTGGCAGCCATTTGGCAGTCCGGTGGCCATCACGCCTTATACCCTGATGCAGGCCATTGCGGCGGAAGGTGATGTCACCACACCTGTGGTGGTGAAGCCGTCGGATGGAGAAGGCGCAGTTATCAGCACCACCAGCAACCCGGAGTATTACTTTGTTGTTGCCCTGGCCGGGCAGTCAAACGGTATGGCGTATGGTGAAGGGCTTCCGCTGCCGGAGACATATGACCGTCCGGACCCGCGTATTAAACAGCTGGCGCGTCGCAGCACTGTCACGCCGGGTGGTGCGTCCTGTAACTACAATGACATTATTCCTGCGGACCACTGCCTGCATGATGTTCAGGATTTGAGTAAGTTTTCACACCCGAAAGCCAGCGCAGCTCAGTATGGATGCGTGGGGCAGGGATTACATATCGCGAAGAAATTGTTGCCGTTTATTCCGGCGAATGCCGGTATTCTTCTGGTTCCGTGCTGCCGTGGTGGTTCTGCATTTTTGGCGGGCGATGAAGGTACCTTCAGCGAATCCACCGGCGCAAGCGAGACCTCGGCACGCTGGGGTGTTGATAAGCCACTGTACAAGGACCTGCTTACCCGTACTCAGGCCGCACTGAAGGCCAACCCTAAAAATATTCTGCTTGCAGTGGTCTGGATGCAGGGCGAGTTTGATTTGAAACAGGGTGCATACGCCACTCAGCCGGGGCTGTTTGATTCCATGGTGGAAAAATATCGTTCTGACCTGTCGGAATTCGGAGGTCAGTGTCTCGGGGGCTCTCCGTCATCGGTTCCCTGGATTTGTGGCGACACGACCTACTACTGGAAGCAGACTTATTCTTCGCAATACGATGCGGTGTATGGTGCATACAAGACGAAATCCGCAAAAAAAATCTTCTTTGTGCCGTTTATGACGGATGAAAACGGGCGAAATGTGGGTACCAACGAGCCGTCAGAAGATCCGGATGTTGCGGATATTGGGTATTACGGAGCCGGTGGTCGAACGGACGCCAAAACCTGGACGACGGCCGACCGTAAAACGCATTTTGGATCATGGGCACGTCGTGGGATTATTTCCGACCGTCTGGCAACGGCGATTCTTGTGCATGCCGGGAGAAACGCTGAATTCATTACCGGAAAACAGCCTGATACGGTGAAGCCCACCGGACCTTCCGGTGAAGGTACGGAGAGAGAGCCGGAAGCCCCGGTCAGTAACCGAACCCTGATGAGTCTGCTGGCGTCCGGCGAAGACCTGGCATCACAGGGCTGGCGCTATTATCACAAACCGGCGAGCGGAGACAATGTTAACAAAAACATTGCTGAAGCGGTGGTCAGTGATGCGGGGGCTACGGGAGGTAAGGCCCTGCAACTGAATAAACCGGAAAACCACATCTGGTTTCTGGAGCATGATGCAGCCGGACAGGGAGTGGAGTTACTGAAGAAGGGGGGACGTGTGAGCGTACGGTTTAAGTTGCCGGGTTCACTGGTGCCGAATCAGTTTGCCCTGGGCATTTACTGGCAGTTGTCGTCCCTGCCGGAGGGAGTGACGCTGGCAGAGGAAGGCAACGACATGCTGATGTCCTTCTTTCTGCAGACGGATGCGACGAACCTGAACGCGATGCACCACAAGAAGCCGAATGCGAAGCTGGAAACGTTCGGGGTCTTTGATAACGGATGGCACACACTGGCTTTTGAGTTTGCCGGAAACAACAGCATTCAGGTGACGCCGGTACTGGATGAGAAACGGGGGACGCCGTTCACACTGGTGAAATCTCCGGCATCAGGGGCGGCGGACAAACTGCAACTGACAGGCATATCAAAGGCGGCGACATATACGCTGCTGATTGACAGTGTGAAGGTGGAAGTGAACAACGCGGACATCGCGGCATGATAAAAAAAGCCGCCAGCGGCAGGAATGGAAGCTGGCGGAGGTAATCCCAATGGAGAATGTAAAGAAAAGATGCTTTCGACATCAATCATTTCTAAATGAAAACAGTTCTCATTGTCAACCATAACGGTAAGAAATTATGACATTTATTCATCAGGTAATGCTGTACTTCTGTATGGCAGTCTGTGTTATGTATCTTCTTTCGGGTGGGTACAGGGCAGTGCGCGATTTCTGGCGCAGGCAGATTGATAAAAGGGCCGCTGAGAGAATCAGCGCCAGTCAGTCAGCCGGAAGCAAACCCGAAGATCCGCTCATTCCGTAGTCACTTTCTTGACAACACCTTTCAACGAGAAAATCCCATGTCAGAAATCACATCCCTGGTCACTGCTGAGGCAGTGAAGGAAGTCCTGCGCTCTGAAGAAGTCCTGAGCGCACTGAAACAGAAACTCCGCCAGAACCTTGAGTCGCGTCTTGATGCAGAAGTGGATGCCATTCTGGATGAGCTGCTGGGCGTACCAGCGGTTCCGGAGCCGGAAGGTATCGCGGGTGACGGGAGTGCTTCAGATGGCGGTGAACCCACACCTGACAGCGACATGATGATGTAAGCCTGCGCAAGGGACCATCGGTGTGTGCCGGTGGTCTTTATATTGTTGTGAGCTTCCGGATAACGGGAGACGGGGTATGTACCAGATGGAAAAAATCACAACAGGTGTGTCATACACCACGTCAGCGGTGGGAACGGGCTACTGGTTCCTGCAGTTGCTGGACAGGGTTTCCCCGTCTCAGTGGGCGGCAATAGGCGTGCTGGGGAGTCTGCTGTTTGGGCTGCTGACGTACCTGACTAACCTGTATTTCAAAATCAAAGAGGACCGGCGTAAGGCGGCGCGGGGAGAGTAAAGTGATGAATAAAAAATATGAACTGGTTGTTAAGGGGATAAATAATTACGGGGATAAGGTTACTGTTACTGTGAAGCCGGAAGGTGACGGGCAAGCGTCGCTGTTGTTGCCAGATGTGGCGATTAGTCTTGACCGTACTGAAGGTGCCACGCTGGAGTTTTACGAAGCTGAGGCGAAAAAGCAGGCGAAGCAGTTTTTCATGGATGTTGCTGCCGGGTTATGTGAATGGAACGAACCGTTGCCGGAAAAGCGCCCCGTAATTTTAGAGGCGCAGGATGTGTTGATAACCTACAAAGGAAAGCTACCGGGAAGAATTACTTGTTCTCTGAAGATGCCGCCGTCAACACTGCGGTCAGAAAAAGAGGCGTCTTGTCTGCAGTCTGAGTACTCCATTACGGTTAAAAGTGCCGGAGAGGAAGGAAATAAACGTTATTTTATTGCGTCTGCACCTGATAAAGATCAGGAATGGGAGTGTAACCGGCCATCCTTTGTTGTATACGGAGATGGCGGGAAAATAACCATCTCAGAAAATGGGAAATTAACACCGCCATCGCACCAGCATAGTGAGGCGCTCATTGAATTTGCCATTGATTACCTGAAGAACAATAAAAAGCAGGGGCTGATGAAGCGCATTGGTCGTTGCATGGGATATCTGCAGGTAGCAGCTGAGATTGAAATGATGGCCAGTGGTGCTGACAATGATGCAGTTGTGCTGGAGGCTCTTCTGCGTGATTTTGATAATACGCCCTTTAAGAAAGCACCTGTTGACTGGATGCAGCCGGGGATGACTTATCTGAAAGGGCGTATATAAGGTGGCTCGTTATCTGTTGCTGGATAATCGACTGAAGATGCGTTCTTTTTGTGTTTTTGCGTAATGATTGTCCCACTCACAATCAAGGTAGCTTAATTCTTCATTCAACCAGTTATTTATATTGGTCTTAATACGCATAAGCATGGGCTGTGTTAATGCTCTGGCGATAATGCCGAGAGTCACAGGTGTGAGATGTCCATACGGCTCAGCCTGAATGGATTTTACTGCATCGTGTTCTTGTGGGAGGAGTAAGAGGCACTCTGATTTTACCCGCTCATTTATGGCTTGCAGGCATAAATCATAATTATGTTGATCGTTATGCATGGTTAATCCTCTACTGAAATTGTCAGATATATTTCAGCCATCAGGAAAAACGCCAGTGTCCTACCGCTGGCGGGCTGAAGATTTAACATATCCAGGGATTCGGAACCGATAAATCCTGATAAATATCCATGAACACCAAAATCAAATATGGCCTGTCGGCTGCCGTTCTGGCGTTGATTGCCATCGGTGCGCCTGCGCCTGATATTCTCGACCAGTTTCTGGATGAAAAAGAAGGTAACCACACAACGGCATACCGTGATGGTGCGGGTATCTGGACCATCTGCCGCGGTGCCACAATGGTGGATGGTAAACCTGTTATTCCGGGCATGAAACTGTCGAAGGAAAAATGCGACCAGGTTAATGCCATTGAACGGGATAAGGCGCTGGCATGGGTGGAGCGCAATATTAAAGTTCCACTGACCGAACCACAGAAAGCGGGTATAGCGTCATTCTGTCCCTATAACATTGGCCCCGGTAAGTGTTTCCCGTCGACGTTTTATAAGCGGCTGAATGCTGGTGACCGCAGGGGAGCGTGTGAGGCGATTCGCTGGTGGATTAAGGACGGTGGCAGGGACTGCCGTATTCGCTCAAATAACTGTTACGGTCAGGTATCCCGTCGTGACCAGGAGAGCGCGCTGGCGTGCTGGGGAATCGACAGATAAGCAGAATATTTTGCTAATAAATGACGTTGGCCAAGGCGGACGGATAACACGAAATCCTGCGAACTGGCAAAATGTAAGTGAATAAAAGTAAAAACCCCGTTTGTTGGCAGCAAGCGGGGTTTTGTTTTTATGGCAGTAAGCTATGGGAGGCTGCCTTGATTGATTTTAGCAAACTGATTAGGGAGTTGCGACTCATGATTAGTCAATTACCAAACTGGAAATTTTTGCTGGTCTGGAGCATCCCTTTTTTATGGGTAGTATCCCAGTTAATTGTGGCAATTAAGGGGTAGCTATGTCAGACAAACTCATAACGCCGGCAAAGGTCCTGTGTGTGATTGTCGGTATTTCATTTTCACTAATGCTGGTTGCTCTTTTTCTGTCCCTCGCCTGGGTGATGTTGTCTTCGTCGGGGCTGCTGGGGTGACAGTGACTGATGACATCAGCAGAGCGCTGGCTTTTGCTATTAAGTGGGTGGCTGTTGGTATTGCTGTGTCTCCGATGCTGTATGGGCTGGCAAAACTGGTCATTGCGCTGAAATCGTGAACTTTAAAAAGATGAGTGCTGAACTTATTCGGGCAATGGCATTTGCCATTCGTATTGTGGCCATTGCTGTTCTGGTCTGGGCAATCCGTTGGTGGTGATATGAACCGTGTTCTGTGTGTGGTGATTATTGTCCTGCTGGTAGCCTGTGGTGTGCTTAGTCTGGGGCTGAATCATTACCGCGATAACGCCATCACCTACAAAGCGCAGCGCGATAAAAAAGTCAGTGAGCTGAAACTGGCGAACGCGACAATTACTGATATGCAGATACGCCAGCGTGATGTCGCTGAACTTGATGCCAGATACTCGAGGGAATTAGCCGATGCGAGAGCTGAAAATGAAACTCTGCGTGCTGATGTTGCCGCTGGTCGTAAGCGCCTGCGGATCAACGCCACCTGCTCCGGTACCGTGCGTGAAGCCACCGGCACCTCCGGCGTGGATAATGCAACCGGCCCCCGACTGGCAGACACCGCTGAACGGGATTATTTCATCCTCAGAGAACGGTTGATGACAATGCAGAAGCAGCTGGAAGGGGCACAGGACTATATCCGCACTCAGTGCCTGAACTAAGTTTTGCTGATGCACCGTATCGTCGCTGTATTCCCTCATTAACAGAGACCGCAGCCCGACAGGGAGACTCCTCTGCGCGAGTGTGCGGGGATAATCAAAAACGATACACACCGGGGTTTACCGCGTTAACGGAGCGCGGCGTTGTCCCCTCATAGTCGCCAGTCCGGTGCGATGGTGGAAGAAACCGGACTACATTGAAAATGATAACCATTATCATTTTTGCGGGTCCTTTCCGGCGATCCGGGCCGTTACGGGGCGGCGACCTCGCGGGTTTTCGCTATTTATGAAAATTTTCCGGGAACCATGTCCGGTTTCTCTTCAAGTTAACTATATGAAAAATAAAAAAAGAGGTCTTCTGTGAACCGGACATGCACAAAAAATAGACATGTAAGCCGGACATGACCGGTTTTGTTGTGATTGTGAAGTGAGAGTTTTTGCGAGGTGAGGAGTGGCTACGCAGACTGAAGTTGCCAGGCATTTAAGTCTGACCGATCGCCAGCTTCGCAGATTGCAGAAATTGCCGGGTGCCCCGATATCGAATAAGCGAGGGCAACTGGATCTGGATGCCTGGCGCGATTTTTACATATCGTATCTGAGAAGAAGTAAAAACGATGTGCCTGATGGCGATAGCGAAGACGACTATGAGGAGAAATTGCTTATTGCCAGATGGGAACTGACAGCAGAACAGGCTGTTACACAGCAGTTAAAAAATGAGGTGTCAAAAGGAAAACTTATTGATACCGGGTTCTGTATTTTTGCCCTCAGCAAGCTGGCAATGGCGTTATCCAGTACGCTTGATTCCATCCCTTTATCCATGCAGCGACAGTTTCCTGATTTAACACCGCGCCATCTTGACCATCTGAAAACCCTTATTGCGAAGGGGGCAAATCAGTGTGCGCGGGCGGGGGATAAATTACCGGATTTACTCGATGAATATATCAGAGCAACAACTGAATAATATGATGAGTGCTGTCACAACAGCATTACAGCCCCTGATAAGGGCATTGCCGGTGACGCCAGTTGAATGGGCTGATCAAAATTATTATCTGCCTAAAGAATCTTCATATGGTGAGGGAGAATGGAAAACGCTGCCGTTCCAGATCGCCATCATGAACAGCATGGGGAATGATCAGATCCGGACTGTTAATCTGATTAAATCTGCCCGTGTTGGCTATACAAAGATGTTGCTGGGGGTGGTCGGGTATTTTATTGAGCATAAATCCCGAAACAGTCTGCTTTTTCAGCCCACGGATTCTGCCGCTGAAGATTTTATGAAGTCTCACGTGGAGGCGACGATTCGGGATGTGCCATGTCTGAAAGACCTTTTTCCATGGCTGGGGCGTAAACATCGTGACAATACCCTCACGCTGAAACGCTTTTCATCGGGTGTGGGTTTCTGGTGCCTGGGCGGCGCTGCCGCCAAAAACTACCGTGAAAAATCCGTGGACGTGGTCTGCTATGACGAACTTTCCTCGTTCGAACCGGATGTCGAAAAAGAGGGTTCGCCAACCCTGCTTGGGGATAAACGTATTGAGGGCTCTGTATGGCCCAAATCCATTCGCGGCTCGACGCCTAAAATCAAAGGCACCTGCCAGATCGAAAAAGCGGCCAACGAGTCGGCGCATTTCATGCGTTTTTATGTGCCCTGCCCACACTGTGGGGAGGAGCAGTATCTGAAATTTGGCGATGAATCCACGCCTTTTGGCCTTAAATGGGAGAAGGACAGCCCCGAAAGCGTTTTCTACCTCTGTGAACATCATGGCTGCGTGATCCATCAGTCTGAGCTTGACCAGAGCAACGGGCGGTGGATCTGTGAAAACACGGGGATGTGGACCCGTGACGGTCTGACGTTTTTCAGCGCCGCGGATAATGAAATTCCGCCGCCGCGCTCCATCACGTTCCATATCTGGACAGCGTACAGTCCGTTCACCACCTGGGTACAGATTGTCTATGACTGGCTGGATGCACTGAAAGATCCCAACGGCCTGAAAACCTTTGTGAACACCACGCTGGGCGAGACCTGGGAAGAGGCCGTGGGCGAAAAACTCGATCACCAGGTACTGATGGATAAGGTCGTGCATTACACGGCGGCGGTGCCTGCCCGGGTGGTTTATCTGACGGCGGGCATTGACTCGCAGCGAAACCGTTTTGAGATGTATGTCTGGGGATGGGCACCGGGAGAGGAAGCTTTTCTGGTGGATAAAATCATCATTATGGGGCGTCCTGATGAGAAAGAGACGCTGTTACGTGTGGATGCGGCGATCAACAAAAAATACTGCCATGCAGATGGCACCGAAATGACCATTTCCCGTGTCTGCTGGGACACCGGGGGGATCGATGGCGAAATTGTCTATCAGAGGTCAAAAAAACACGGTGTTTTCCGGGTGCTGCCGGTAAAAGGTGCATCTGTTTATGGCAAGCCGGTGATCACCATGCCAAAAACCCGCAATCAGCGGGGCGTTTATCTGTGTGAAGTGGGGACGGACACCGCAAAAGAAATTCTCTATGCCCGTATGAAAGCCGAGCCCACGCCTGCGGATGAAGCCACGTCGTATGCCATCCGTTTTCCTGATGATCCGGAGATTTTTTCGCAGACAGAGGCGCAGCAACTGGTCGCGGAAGAGCTTGTGGAGAAGTGGGAAAAAGGAAAGATGCGTCTGCTGTGGGATAACAAAAAGCGGCGTAACGAAGCGCTGGACTGCCTGGTGTATGCCTACGCGGCATTACGTGTGTCCGTGCAACGCTGGCAGCTTGATCTGGCTGTACTGGCAAAATCCCGGGAAGAAGAGACGACCCGGCCAACCCTTAAAGAACTGGCAGCGAAGCTGTCCGGAGGAGTGAATGGTTACAGTCGCTGAACTACAGGCGCTACGTCAGGCGCGCCTTGATTTATTAACCGGTAAACGGGTGGTGTCTGTCCAGAAAGATGGTCGCAGAATTGAATATACGGCGGCTTCTCTGGATGAGCTTAACCGGGCGATCAATGATGCGGAGTCGGTACTGGGGACAACCCGACGTCGCCGTCGTCCGCTGGGAGTGAGGTTATGAAACGAACGCCTGTCCTGATTGATGTGAACGGCGTTCCGCTTCGTGAGAGTCTCAGCTACAACGGGGGCGGCGCAGGATTTGGCGGGCAAATGGCGGAGTGGTTGCCACCGGCGCAGAGTGCCGATGCAGCCCTGCTGCCTGCGTTGCGTCTGGGGAATGCCCGGGCAGATGATCTGGTGCGCAATAACGGGATAGCGGCTAATGCGGTGGCCCTGCATAAGGATCATATTGTCGGGCATATGTTTCTGATCAGCTACCGTCCGAACTGGCGCTGGCTGGGGATGCGGGAGACTGCGGCAAAAAGTTTTGTCGATGAGGTGGAGGCGGCCTGGTCGGAATACGCCGAAGGGATGTTTGGCGAGATCGACATGGAAGGGAAACGCACGCTCACGGAATTTATCCGTGAAGGTGTGGGCGTTCATGCGTTTAACGGCGAAATCTTTGTGCAGCCGGTCTGGGATACGGAGAGCACGCAACTGTTTCGTACGCGTTTTAAAGCCGTGAGTCCGAAACGGGTGGACACGCCAGGACACGGTATGGGGAACCGTTTTCTGCGGGCCGGTGTGGAGGTCGATCGATATGGTCGTGCCGTTGCGTACCATATCTGTGAGGATGATTTTCCTCGCTCCGGGAGTGGACGATGGGAACGGATCCCGCGTGAACTTCCCACCGGGCGTCCGGCCATGCTGCATATTTTCGAGCCGGTGGAGGACGGGCAGACCCGTGGGGCCAATCAGTTTTACAGCGTAATGGAACGGCTGAAGATGCTCGATTCCCTGCAGGCAACACAGCTTCAGTCGGCCATAGTGAAGGCGATGTATGCAGCGACGATTGAAAGTGAACTTGATACCGAAAAGGCCTTTGAATATATCGCCGGTGCGCCGCAGGGGCAGAAGGATAATCCGCTTATTAATATTCTGGAGAAGTTCTCCACCTGGTATGACACGAATAGCGTGACGCTGGGCGGTGTCAAAATTCCGCACCTTTTCCCCGGTGATGATCTGAAACTTCAGACCGCGCAGGATTCAGACAATGGATTTTCGGCGCTTGAACAGGCGCTGCTGCGGTATATCGCCGCCGGTCTTGGCGTTTCCTACGAACAGTTGTCCCGTGATTACTCGAAGGTCAGTTATTCAAGTGCCCGCGCATCCGCCAATGAGTCGTGGCGCTATTTTATGGGGCGGCGAAAATTTATTGCGTCCCGGCTGGCCACGCAGATGTTTTCCTGCTGGCTGGAAGAGGCACTTCTTCGGGGGATTATTCGTCCGCCACGGGCACGTTTTGATTTTTATCAGGCGCGATCAGCCTGGTCACGGGCTGAGTGGATTGGAGCCGGAAGAATGGCCATTGACGGGCTCAAGGAGGTTCAGGAATCAGTGATGCGCATTGAGGCCGGACTGAGCACGTATGAGAAAGAGCTGGCGCTGATGGGCGAGGATTATCAGGACATTTTCCGCCAGCAGGTCAGGGAATCTGCAGAGCGGGAAAAAGCCGGACTCTCACGTCCGGTGTGGATAGCGCAGGCGTATCAGCAGCAGATAGCGGAGAGTCGCAGGCCGGAAGAGGAGACAACACCACGTGAGACGTAATCTTTCACACATTATTGCCGCAGCATTCAATGAACCGCTGCTTCTGGAGCCCGCCTATGCGCGGGTTTTCTTTTGCGCGCTCGGGCGCGAGATGGGGGCAGCAAGTCTTTCGGTACCGCAACAGCAGGTACAGCTTGATGCTCCCGGGATGCTGGCTGAAACGGACGAGTACATGGCCGGAGGTAAACGACCGGCCCGTGTTTACCGGGTGGTGAAC